GTTGTTATTAGCACCTGATGAAAACCACAGGGCCAATGCCGTAAAGTCATTTCCAGCCGTCCCTAGTGTGGCGCTTGCGGTCGAGGCAATCGCGAACGTCAGGCTATACCGTGCCCATCCTGTAGCGAGCGCAACAGCCTGCCCCACACCGGAAACGCTCGCTGATGGTGAACCGCCAGTGCCGAAATTCTGATTAAGGCTCACACCTAACTTGAGGCCGGCGGCGCCCGCATTGGCGTAGAAGCTGATCGTAACAGTTTTACCACTAAGTCTCCTGACACCTTCTATCCGGTGAAAAAGCTGGGTGGCGGCGGTCGCTCCAGCTGTGCCAGTGAAAATCGTTTGCAGACCGTAGGCAATGGACTCATCACCCTCTGCGGCCCAGAAAACACTGCCGATAATAGTTTGTGCATATGAAACGGTATCGCCGAGAAAACTCGTAACCCACCGATCGACCGGATACCCGGCAGCCACCGTAATCGCGCCACTAGCCCGCTGATTAATTATGAACAACGGATTATGAATTAAATTACGACCAATGTTATTTTGAACTGTTGGTTCTGCGCCTATGTTAGCCCATACTCCATTATTTCTACCGTATGTTTCACCATCAACAGGAGCATCACTATTCAATGCACCAAATCCGGCATTAGTAGCATTTACCCATTGCGTTGTATTGCCATCGTTATACCAAAGATACAATTGCGTCCCAACACTATCCCACCACAATGCATTTGCGTTAGGAGTAGCTGGTGGAGTATCTGATACAGTAATAGATGCTGCGCCAGAAGTAACTTTTGTATCTACATATTGTTTTGTAGCCACTCCAAGATTGGCGGTCGGATCAGCAGCAACAGTAACTGGTTGGTGAAAGTTTATTCCAGTAGCATTTAAATCGACAACAGAATTGCCTCCAAATAAAAATGATAATAATTTTGTAGTTCTATTGTATTGGATTTTATCTGTGCCATCTAAAGACAATCCATAAATATTATTTGTTGTATCGCTGCCAATATTAAAATACGAAGTTGATGAATTTAGAGCGACAGTTATGGAACTGAATTTAGGATTAGAAACCCAATTGTTAAAATCTGTTGGAGTGGCTGCGTTTCCACGAGCATAACTCATTCCATCTTTAGGCGCTTCAGGCGTTCCTCCTGATTGTGAGAATGCAAGATTGTCTACATACTGTTTAGTTGCCGCATGTAAAGCAGAAACAGGATCGGCATCTAATGATATTTTGCCATTCATAATTCCGCCAGCAATTGGCAAGTATGGCCAATTAGGAGTGCGCTCATCTTGTAGTTCTGATATTTCGGATTGTGCTGTTGTAAAATTATCTCTTACACTTTGTGTTGTAGGAGTGCCATAGATAGGCTTTGAAGTATCAATTAGTGACGTCATCCTGGTATGCCTTTCTGATCCCAGACGCTATTACCATCATCCCAAACAGAGTCACCACGATCCCAAAGAGAAACAGTAAATGTAATTGGAGGAATATTAGAACCAGGGCTCCTGGCCAGGATACCTATTCCAAATCCATAGTAACCCATATTCTGATTAGAGAAACCAAATGTAAAATTATAATCTACAAAGTATGGCCACAGCTTAACACCAGCAGCCTTTGGTATCATGTATTCTAATAGCTGAGACCTAGGATCGTTTGATAAGATAAAGTCATTGATATAAACACGAGCATTACCATTGCCGAAATCTACAACATAAGTATCGGTTACATTCAATGATGAATTGAATGCCTGCATTAATTCTTCTGCAGTTCCATGTCCATTATTCAAAGCAATTTTTAAATTCAATAATGTTCTATATGAAGCATCTCCTAATACTGATGATTGCGCCCATGGATCTCTAGTATGTCTAAGTCTAGCTTGGCCAAATCCATTGCCTGCTATTTGAGAAGCAAAACCAAAGAATGGAATATAAACCGCATTGGCAACAGTTCTAGTTATACCAACAATAGAACCGATGCCGTCTAGTTGCACTCCTTGAGCTGTCTCTAACCATCGTAAAGTATACAAATCATTCAGTGCTTGATCAAGTGCATTGAACGGCGAATAAAACGATATTACAAAATTGTTAGTATTCAACTTTCCATCATGCTGGGCAAGGAAATTATCCCAAGCAATCTCAGCGTGATCGTGAGGAAAGTTTAAAACATCGCTCATGAATTAACGGTCACCGCTACATGAGTAACATCGAACGTTGATAGTTCTCTTGCTGATATAGCTATATTTGTGGATACATAATCTCCTGGCGCTGGGACTGTATTAGGATCATCTTCGCGAGCAACAGTTATAATCAATTGTCCTATACCAGAAACACCAGCATAGATTGGACCGTAAAATCTTTGGACAATAACGTCCTTTCCAATTCCAAAAGCATTGCCTGTGGCTGCAACTATTGCTTGTATAGTTGGAACAGCATTATCTGGAAACACTTCCTCATCATAAAGATTGACAGTTATATTTACCCACATGTATACAGGAGTTGGTCTATTAAAATTGATGTTATGACTAACGCCAATACTATCATTAACTGCAACTGTTATGCTTCCGAATGTATCAATACCAGCAGCTTTCAATAGCCATATCTGATTCGCTATGTCTTGTGGATCGCCACCATAAGCAATTACTTCAATGCTGTGAGGCGGTCTACCATCGCTATCAGGCACATCATCTTCATTTTCATATACCTGACAAGTTAGAATACCAGGCACATTTTGCATAATGCTTACTTGTATTGAATTTAGAGTAGCAGCACCAAGCCTAAACACGCCAGTAGAATAACGCAATCTTAGTTCATCATCAGTTTCTAAATTGCGACCTGCTTGTCCAGGAACAATATTATTGACGCTAGTCCAACCATCCATAGTTGTGACTATTGAATTTACATTACCAGTAGATACGTCAGCAGGTCCAAAATTCTCAGCAGTAAAATTACCCAATGATCCTAAAATCAATATGGAGATATTAGTTGACAATTGAAGATTAAACGTAACAGATTCAATTCCATAAATTTGAATTTGATTAGCATTCAATACAATAGTAAAACCGCTCGACAGCAATTGTGTATAAAGATGCTGAGCAATATTAATTGTAGCATCACCAGCAACGCAAGTATAAGTATACACTGTTGTATTGATTTGTATCCAATATTGATTGCCTACAATAGCATCATTAATTGATACCGTTGTATCTATTGTTTGCTGTCTTGATATAGTTACATCAGCATCAAGCAGAAAATTATCCTGCGTAGTGTTATTGCGTATAATACTGCCAGCAGTAATTGTTGTAGTCTCAATTCCATAACACGCGCACCAAACGATTGATCGTTGGGCAAATAGTCTCCTAACTCCAGCAAATGATACAGCGTGATCGAGATTAATGCCAGTAGCAGAGATAGGATACATAGCATGATAGACTGCTTCTGCTAGTTCCCACAATGTTGCTTCGCGATCTGCGAACGTATCAATAAATTGTCCTGTAATAGAATCAACTCTAGTTTCAAAAACAACGCCTGTGTTTAATTGCAAATCATCAATGATTTGTTGTCTAATTTCTGGCAAACGCATACGCGAAAAACCAGTTGGCAACAAACCATAAGTAACAGGATTAACTAGATCAGACACGTGCAGGAACCTCCAGCTTTACGCTTTCTTGGATGGGCCCCAAAGAAGTGTCGCAGGTAAAATCCACAGATAGTGTACGCATCTGACGATCCCAACTAAGACCAAGACTAACGATGCGATCAACGTTAGGAACAGAAGCAATATGACTCCGAAGTATAGTCTCAACACTTGGCATGTGAGGATTTTTAATGAGGATTTCTTCCAGGTATGGAACTCCCCAAGTGTTATCAAGGAACCATTCTCCCAACAAAGTTAGTAAATTGATTTTGATTTGCTGTGCTACTTTATCAGCACTATCCAGAACCCATATTTCATATTTTTGAATGTTAGGATTTACTGCCACTGTTGGCGGAATAGCGTGCCAAACCATATCATGTGTTAGTCTATTGAGTGCTAAATCACTCATCACCAATAACCCCACCACCCAAATCTAGGTCCGCCCAATAGCGCCAGAAGTAACAATACAATCACTACTATGAATACAATACTAAATGGACTAGCAGGATTATATGGAGTTGGTCCTGTTCTATAATAATACCCTCCACCAAACATAAGAATAACTATGAGAATAATAAGTATAAGTGTCATGGTTTTTAGCTCCCTGCTAATGGCGAATTAGTATTGGCTTCGCTATCACCGTGACTATCAGCGCCTTGAGAATGACGATGTGTTTCTAAAGTAAAACTATTTGCAGCAGTAACAACTTTAATTGATTGGCCATGTAAAGTTATATTGCCGCTAGAATCAATTGTTATACTACCCTTATCATTTCCTATAATGAGGCTATTATCCTTTGTCAAAGTAACATTTGTTTTATCAAATTTCAAAACCACATTATTTGGATCGCCAACAATACCAGAAGGCTGACAACCAGGATGGGCCACACTATCAGAAAGATCGAATTGACGAGGATCATCCGGCTTTTGGTTATTGCCATCAAGCCAACCTTCTAATGATCGTTGCTGTACAGCAAGCATAACACCATCGCCTGCTGTTAGAGGAAATGTTAAACTAGCTTTGCCTCCGCCAGAAGCATGAAATACAATTGGCACTTCTACAACTTGTGGTGAGTCTAATGAGTCTCCACTTGCTATTGATTTAGGCAATGTTGGTTTTACAACAGCACGATTAGTTGCTGGATTATAACTAACTATCTTAGCAGGCATATTAGTATTCACAGTATTACTAAGCTGAACTTCAATTTGCTGTTCTATGAATTCGATTAAATCAAGTTGTAGCATTATTATTCACCAGTATCAAAAGTATCATCGCCACTATAATCTTCAGAGGAGGCTCTACTGGCCGGGCCGCCTTTTGTTGTTTTAGGATTTAGTGGCGCCCTAGGATCAACCACACGCAAATCTGATTGCCATTTACCAGTAGCATCACTATCGCCTTCGTGTTTTACTTGCTGTATTCTATACACACCATTCACAAATTGTGCTTCTAATTTTATTCTGTCTCCAGGATTTAGCATAGGCATGAGCAATGTCTTAACTCTCCAACCATCATAATCAGGTTCAATAACCGGCTGTGCTTGTTTCTTTTTATGAGTATGCGCATTAGCCAATCTTTCTCTTTCAGGCGAACCAATCATTCCGCTATCTTGTCTAATCAATATGCCTTGTCTAGTTGTTACCATTCCATTAGCTATGACTTGTAAATTGCCATTCTGAATTGACCATTCTAATCCTGTTCCTTTTGTTACTTTGTCTAACAATGCTCTTGCCGGTCCATGATATGATAAACCATTATTCCAAACTCTAGTCGGTGCGTTACTTGGCAATGTTAACGGCAACCCCATCTGCTTTGAAACATCATTAAGAATTTGA